CCAGTCAAAAAATTCTTTTTGTTCTTCGGTAAATTTAGATTTATCGCCGCCTAAAATGTTGATGATATCCTTAGTAGATTTTAATAAATCATAACTCATCGCACTTCTCCTCTTTGCTTTTTGTACTCATCATGGTCAATAGATATAAACTTGACCAATCCAGAACTGTCAAAACCAAAGCCAGGGGCTAACATGGTCAGGGAACATCGACAATGGGGGTGTAGTCCATTTACAGAAGGGTTTGATTCCCCTTTTTTATGATACGTAAATTTCAATTCACTTACTTTCCATACCCTAGGTGTGACCCCGTCCGAAAGCAAATGCAATCTTTTGCACTCGCTGCATACTTTATCATCTTTACTTGTCACAAAAAACACAGTAGCATCCTGAACATTTATGCTATCCGCTACTTCCGAAATCCTGAGCAAAGCTCCCATATTTTTAGCTTTAGTTCCCTCAGCTTCTGCAATTTTAATAAAATGCGATACCGATTTGTCCAGTTCCTCTTGCATAATTCCTTTAATAACATCCTCTCTTGGCTTTGTCTTTGAAAACCTAGCCTTGAGCAAGTGATCAATCACCCTGCTTTTTATATTTTGCGTAGTCGTTTCTTCTAATTTAGCAATGTATTGGTTGGCTATTGTTAAAATATCGTTAAGAACATCCTTTTCTTCTTTATTTAGCTGACTAGGTGTTTTTTGTATATTGGCAAAAAACAAACGCTGTAAATTGGCTTCGCTAGGAACGGCAGAGCTAGAAAAAACAATGCTTTTACCCTGAGCCTCTTGCTTATATTCTCCCAAAACCGTAGGCCGCAAGGCATCAAAAAATTTTTTAACGGATTGCTCTACATACTGGCGTATTGATTTCATATCCTACTCTAGCTTAATCTTGCCTGTGTTGATAGCCTTATCATAATCACCTTCTAATTCCTTTTTTTGCCTTTTCCATTTATCCAAAATCTCTCTCACCATTTTTTCTTGTCCAACGATGTTCTGTTTTTGCAAATGTGTTAAATTTTTATTAAACACTCCGCTTAAGTTTAATATGCTTTTTTCTGCTTTTTTAGAATAAATGTCCTCGGCTTTTCCTAAAAGCTGCTCCAACTCTCCCACTTTTTGAGTCAAAAGCCGTTGTTCAGAAGATAACTGTTGCGGATCTTGAGGCATTTGTTGATCCAAAGTTTGTTGATCGCCCCCCATACCCTGTTGTGCTTCTTGGGCCCCGCCCATTTCTGGAGTCCGCTGCATCATGCTGGCCATTTGTTGCCATTGCGCCTCTCTTTGCGCTTGAGCGTACCCCTGCTCAAAACCTGTGCGAAAGGCAGTGTCAATAGTATTAAGAAAAGTTTTTTTTAGCGTTTTGTATTTTTGCTCCCAATTAATTTTGGACATGGTCCCTCCTATTTATTATTTATATCGTATATATCGTCCGTGGGCCAAAGAGCCAGCACCAAATGTTCTGGTTAAATTAATAACGGCTTTAGAAGGTTTATAATGGGCCTTAGCAGTTCCCTTGTTTCTTGCCCCTATAGCAATACCGATTTTTTCATTGTAAGAACCCATGGACACTGGCAATCCGAGTGTTTCGCACAGGTCTTTCATGGCTTTTGCAGGTATGGCTTGAATTTCACCATTTTTATTTGCTTTTATGTTGCTAATTTTTTTAGATAAAGCTTTGTGCCTTGCCGCCCACACAATATCTTCACCGATATTTGGCACACTTGATTGCCTTGCGTTTGCATAGTCGGACTGCGGCATATGGGGGTTTTGTTCGATATTTTGCAACATAATTATGCGCTCTATTGGCAAGCCCTTCTCATGCTCAGCGTGCTCTATAACGGGTATAGACGGTTCTTTGGCCGTTGTTTGAGGAAACTCGTTAATAGTCATGTTTTTTGGGGGCAATCCCTGTTCATGATAAACATATACCCATTTACCATTTTTGTCCTGATATTTGCGAATATATTTATGCATAGATACCCCTACAAACAATAAGATTATGCCGCAACCTACAACTTTTAATAAAAATAAAGCGCTTTATACCTCCAACTCAAGGCTGACGGACCTACCATCACTCGACCAACAAGAGCTATTGCCCCCTTAACCTATCGCAATCCATTGGCTAGGCCTTGACCGTATCATATCGTGCACATTTCTGCTTACAAACTATTTTTGATTTTTTTAGCCTGTCAAACCTCTACCAACTCAAAAGAGTCTTAAGCACATTGAAAATCTCAAATCTTACTTTTTCAATATTTAACCACCAGTACTAAACGGCAATATAACAAAAACCAAATACTTATTTACGACGTTTTAGATAGCTCTTATCTGGACTGTGTTCTAATATTTCATGTGCCCAACTCTTTCCTCTATCAAAAAATTCATGAAAATCAGATAAAGCCAAATCGTCTAAAACGCTTACGCAATGTTCAAAATTAGCCCTTAAATGATTTTTTACGCTGTCATTATCTATGTATTTTAAGTACTTATTAAAAGCGTCCACCACGGCATCTTTATGCTCTTGCCACCACTGAGTAAGATGCGATTGCGCATCATACTATACCGACGGGTAGGTCTTTTGCTTTTATACTGTCCATAGTATCTAAAACTGACGAAACGGTTTTAGCATTCCGATTACTTTATCGCCTTGTTAATATCAGTTTCAGAACCGTCCCACCAAGCTTATCGCTCTTTTAAGAACCAGATCGCAAAAATTAACCAGCGAGGAATGGTGTGGGTTATCATTTGGATTTGAATATATTCCTAACTCTTTTGCCTTATCGATATTGAATTTGGTTTCATGGGGTATTTTTTAAGATAAACTTTTTGCGTGTAAAGCAATAATAAGGGTTTCGGGGAGCTTTTTGCTTGAAAATGATTTAGGTTTTAATTTTGCAGACAAATTGTCCATAGCACCCCCACATATCTACAATACCTACAAAATAAAAATTATGGCTATAAAAAATACAAAAATGCCTATTTTTTAGGCATCTTAACGATTTCTTGACAATTTTTAGGATTATTTTGGGTAGAGTACCCCGTGAAAAAATTTTAGAGATAGAAGATTCTTTTTTTTCAGGGAAACAATACCCACTCAAGACGCTAACGCGTCTTTCGGAGTATTGGAAACAAGCAACTGCTGCGAAGAAGCATAACGGCTTTAGGTACGCTTAACTATTTACTACTGAATAAAACCACAAGCTGTAAACAGCTTTTAGAATCTGAATTTTTATGAATCTTATTATGTGTTCTAATTTTATATTTTTATTTTTATGTGTCAATTTTTATGTTTCAACAACCAATGTCAACAACTATATTCATTCCTATACCCTTAAAGGGGAGGAGAGCCAAGGATGAAGAATTAGATTCCTAACATCATCATTCCGTTCCTTGGCTCCCCCGAAGGGGGAAGGAAACCAGAGGAAGGAATAGGTTTAGGAACATCGTCATCCTGAACATCATCATTCCGTTCCTTGGCTCCCCCGAAGGGGGAAGGAAACCAGAGGAAGGAAGTGTATACCGGAATACAGTCTCCAGATCTTGGCTCCCCCGAAGGGGAAGGGAGATTAGATTCTGGATGCCAATATCCGAATATCGATACGCTAACACAGATTCCAGAACATCAACAATCGAGCATCGTCATTAGGGATACCGTTTCCGTTCCTTGGCTCCCCTTTTTTTAAAAAAGGAAGACGGTCTTTAGACCGCAAGATTCGGATATTGTGTTCTGGATACTGTTGGAATGAATTAGTAAGATTGTGAAATTGTCTTAAACAACGATATTCAAAATCATCATTGTCCGTGACATTGGTTAACTTAAGTAAATAAATTGTGTTGTTCGGACCATCGTTATCTGCTTGATTGTTTCCTAATGACTATATCCAAATATTGTATTTTTGATTCTAACACCTCCTTTCTGTGTCGTTGATACATATAAATCTAACTACTATGTCCAAGCATCGGACAAAACTACGAAAAGCGTCCTGGACTACTAAATGGATGCATCGTTTTTATGAATATAAGTTATTAGAACAAACAAGCCGCCGACAACGAAGTTGGAGAGCGTCCGCTGTTTTTTAAAAAGAAAAAGAAAAAATAAAAAGCCCCACTACCTCTTTTGGGTCAATTTTCAAAAAAACGCATTAACCCATAAGAGGTATCCTGAAAATTTTTTCTAGGAGGTCAGCATCTTTTGGCTACAAGATGCAAGAAGCACGAGTCACGCTTATGGGCCCAAAAATACCCATAGGAGAATTCCTTGCCCCAGGGAATTGCACCCTAGGATTGGTTACGCATGAACCTCGATCCCTCTAGGACCGCCTCCCGTCTCCAATGCGAGAAACGATCACGGGCCTTGTTTTCGAGACTATTACCCTGAGGGATTGTTTGTTTACGACGCCTAGAACCGCCGTTTAAGGTGATCCGCTTTGGGTTTATTGTTCAAACCCGTGCACTTTTGACTCACTCCTCTCTTGATTTGTGCTGACAAAGCCCTCGTCGTTATTTGTCCAAGGCATACCCCATCTACGTTTTTTGTAAGTATGCGGACTTGTCTATGCATATTATATCCTAGAATGAGACAAAAAACAAATAATTATTTTCTTTTTTTGTTTTTTTGTTATTATGTTTATTGTAGGAGGTTGTATGGATAAAATTATTGAGGTTTACACGGATGGAGGGTATAGGCCGCTACAAAGGGTAGGGGCTTATGCTTTTGGCATAAAAATAAACGGTAAGACCCGTTTTGAAGCAGGCATTAAAAAAGGCCATAACCTAAACTCTAATTATGTAGAGTTTACTGCCTTTATAGAGGCTATTAAACACCTAAAGAAAAAAGGCGTCCTTAATAAGAGGGCTAATATCGTGGTCTATACCGATAGCCTAAACTTAAAAAACACATACGATGGGCTTTGTTTTTTTTACAGCTTAAAGTCTTTGAGTGCGACCATACGAAAAATCAAAAAACGTTATGGATCCATGATAGAGGTTGTTTGGGTGCCCAGAAACAGTGTGTTTGAGCAAAAAGTATGCGATTTACGATGCAATATGGCTATGGATCACGCTTTGGTTAAAAGGTAAAGTTCAATATCAAACCGCCACTTTGTTCGCCAAACCAGATAAAAGTATCATTCCTAAAAATAGGTATAACCATCCTTTTTCTTAAAAGGACGTCGCCTCCGTAAAGTATAGGGCCGTATAAATACGGAGGAACGGTCGATCTGATAGCCGATGAAACATTATGCTCTATATTTTGCTCAATTAACCTTACTCCCCTGTCTATATCAGATCCGCCAATAATGGCGCCCCCTACACGATAACATAAATTGGCTTGCTCTGGATAGAATTGGTATAAATAGGTTCTTTTGGCTTCTATTGGTGCGCAGGTGGAGCCTAACACTAAAGAAATTAAAGCGCTTTCGATCATTTTGGTTTTGCTTTTGTTCTATAGCCACACGTGTTGCATTTTTTGAATGAGTAGGGGGTGTCTATTTTGTAGAACACCACTTCTGACATTATGCCCTTACCGCATTGTTCGCATTTTTCGGCATGAAGTGTAGGGGTAACGTCCTTTTTGTTTTTATTCCTTTCTTGCTCGTTCCACAAACTTTCGTTAGCCCTTTGTAACTCGCCTATAGTTTCTATTAGCTTTTTTATTTCTAACTTAAGTTTTTCATTTTCGTTAATTAACTTGTTGATTTTGCTCTGTTTTTGTCGTTTTTTGTCTTCTCGACCTTTACCCATATTTTATTCCCTATCAATCTTTTCCAAATCGTAAATAGCCAGAAAAGAACATGACCACTTAATTGTATTTTGGGCCGAAATAGAAATAGCGATGTTGTCTATTTTTACATAAGGAAATAAAACTAAATCCTCTTTGGTTCTTCTTTTTTCGACTCTTAAAGTAGAATAGGGGGCGTCGAACATTTTTTCAAGTTTAGGTATTAAGTCCTCTGCTCTATACCAGTTTTCTTTATCCAACACCAAAACACCACTCATTGAGCCCTGAACACTTAATTTTTGCGATGCGATTTCTTGAGGGACAGGTATGTCGATCCCATAAATAGGGTATTCGTGGTATGATTTGGACCATTGAATAGTTTGTAGTCCAGGTATAAGCCGTTCGTTTAAAAAGACTCTAACGGCCGATCCGGTGAGAACAAAATGACTTCCCGACCCATTATCCATAATTCACCTATTCTTCTATATCGTCAGGGCCCCAAACAATAACCTTTTCGCTATTTTCTGTGCCCCATTCCCCAAGCCCAATGTCGTTTGGATACAAAATATGTATAATTACGCGTATTCCTGTGGCCAAAATGCTTTTAATTAGGTCTATGGCATAAAGCCGTCCAGCAATAATGTCCGTTAGATAAAAGGCATAATCCCTACCGATTTTATCGGGCATGTGGGGGCCGATTTTTTCTATGAAACGAATGGACGATCCAGATAAGTGCTTGTTTTTAAAAAAATAATTTGGGGCAATACTGATTAAGTTGTTGGCAGGAATGCCGATATAGGGAATAGGACCTTCTTCGTTTTCCATCCCGTAGTTCAAAACGACGTATCCTTCTTGTGGAAAATTAGAAAAATTAACACCTTGAACAAGTCCCGTGTCGCCTATTTCTATGGTATTGGTTATTGTCGTGTTTTTGTCGGAAATTGTGTAGGGCTGGCTTAAAAGGTATGAATAAGGTCCTTCTTGCTCAGGTATCAATTCGATAGGGTTTGGTATGCTGCTAGAAGTAGCGGTGCCGTCCATCCCAATTTGTTCTATGACTATATTTAATCCGGACACGTTTACGTTAGTTGGCGATACCACGACACCGACCTTGGTTTGCGCCACTTTTATGGTTGGCGAGTTTACGGTTAGGCTTGTGAAATCTCAGTCATACCGGCAATGTTTATACGAACAGGGTGCGGAGTGGCCATGGGGTCAACAAGGTTTGAGCCTGTTGTGTCGAAATAAACATAGTATTGATTCCCTGTATTTTTGCCTGTGATTAGAAAATAATCACCATCGTTAATTGCTGAAGGGGCGGGGACTGTTATGGAATAAACGGCACCTATACCTTCGGTTTCCGAATATGAATACAAAATAGGTTCATGGATATGGGCCGCTCCTCGCCTATCCCTTCTTACCACCTTAGTCGTTGCTGGAATAAAAAGCTCTAAAGTATTGCTTTCTGTTTGAAATAGGGCTGTATATCGTGGTTTTGATTGTCCAATAATCTCTTTGGGGTAAAAAAACAAAGCGCCGTCTATTGTGCCCTGTGTAGCTGTTTGTGATACCGCTAGTGGGTTGTAAAACTCAATATACGCAGACCCCGGCGTAGAACCACCTTGGACCTTTGTTACATAAAAAGTTCCTCTGTTTTGGGGTAAAAATGAAGGAGCAAACAAATTGGCGTAGTCCCCGGCCTTAATTTTACCGATAGATGGGCTGGCCCCACCTATCCAGCTAAATCTGACATTTCCATTTCCTAACGGAAAAAATTGCCAAACCGTTGATGGGCCATTGGTTGTGGGCCTAGGTGAAGGAAAAACAAGTACGTTTTGTGCCTTTCCCCCTACAACCGCTATCATAGATGAAGGACCTTTTGTTTCTGAAAAAAGGCTTACACAAAAACCGCTTCCTGTGTCCTTGGCAATGGCCTTTCCCGAATAACCCCTTTTCTTTAATTCTCTAGTTATAGCCGACGCAACCTCTTGAGCTGTAGCAGCATTGATGTTGCTAAATTGGCTTGCAAAAAACTTGATTTTAATAACTTCTTCTGACCCGTCAAATTTAATCCATAAATCATCGCCATCGTTTAGTGAGAATGGTTCCAAACCAATACTGTCCACATAGGCCTGATTTAGATCTTCCCCAAAAATAACGCTTAACAGGTTATTGACAAGGTCTCGGACCTGCTTTTTGTTTTTAATTGATATGCCAATACCTCTAAAAACATCGTCCCCAAGCCCTACCCTAGGGTCTCTGGTTATACCGAAGTCCGACAATTTTGCGTCAAGGTATTGCTCAGAAGCCCTAGAAATGTATAGGTTTTCAGCAACGGACTCTAAAGAAAAAATATGATAAGCATGTGCGGAGGCAATCGCTTTTAATAAGGCATCTGTGTTAGGCCCTCGGATAGCAGAGTTTAACAATGCCCTTAGGTATTCGTATGCTTTTTGTTTGTCGCTATTAGACGGGCCACTCATGTTACAATCCTATTTTTTTGACCGATATATCGGCTACAGGGTCAATTATTTTTGCTTTTTCAAACGGTTGCAATTTAATCAAGTCGTTTTGGTTGTCATATAGCGGAGAGCTGATTGCCACTGCTCTAACGCCATTAATCGAGTTTACGGTAGATATGATTTTGCTTATAGCAATAGATTGACCCATAGGGTTGCTGTTGATGAGGGCGGCAACTCTGGATCTTACCTGCTCCACAATCAAATTAAAAGGACGTCCTGACTGAATTCTGACATCAATAGTAACTTGCACGCGCTTGATGAGGGGTTCTCTAATAAAGATTTCTGAACCAGCAGCAGCAACTCCAGGGTATTTGACTGGAGAGCGTGGGTCCCCATACACTACACGGTTTACCTCACCAATTAGGCCTGTATTATATTTGTACGCAAAAATTCCCTTGATAAGATTTTGCGGGAAGTTTAGCTTGTTGACAGAACTTACAAAAACCTGCGCACTATCGTTTATTTTGTCATATTGCTGGTATGTATTAAAAGTTATGACGGCTTGTTCGTTAATGTCAGGATCAATATGGCAATATAAAATTTCTTTATATCCAACATAAGGATCTTTTTCCATAACAAACACGTTGTCCGCTTGTATCCCGAGAGGTTGTAGGTTAATTGGACTCATCAACCCGTCAATAACAATTTCTTTATTCGATATAACCCTCTTAACTGTCCATACGGCTAGGTTATCAACGCCTAATATATCTGATGAAATATGAAGTTTGTCAGATTGCTGAACAGCATCATATGGCCAAAACTTAATAACAGGTCTTTGGCATGAAATTGACACGTTGGATATACCTGTTTCATTTACTCCAGATGGGTTCCATAGATGGATTTTATTTGATTTACCTCCCTCCATCACATACCATGTGCCCTGGTTTGCTGTTGCAAAACCAGGCCCTAAAGTGACATAATCACCCGGCATGATATTTTTTAGGTCAGGGGCGGTACCAACACCCGTCCACTGAACAATAATTACGCCATTCACTTTTGTGACATTAAATTGAGAAGTGGCATGGACGTTTGTAGATACTGGGATTGGCGCGCTAGTTAGTTCTTGTTCTTTTGCGTTTTTGTTTTCAAAATAAACTGAGTTTCCGTATGATCGGATAATCCTAAACCTACCTATATTAGTAGGTTCGACACCGTTTTGCGCATAAACCTCCATCGTGTCGCCTTCTTGCACAGATAATTGGTGCGCAAAACTAGTATTGCTAAAGGTCCTGTGCTGAAAGTTTACGACTGTAGCGCCCGGCAATCCTACGTTATTTACATACGATACGGAATAAGATGGGAACCCCGATTGATTGGATTCGATATTTACTGTATTGCCCACGGCCACGGCATCAAGTTCTGGTATAGTATTGATTATTGCGGCAAGGTTAGACGCTGTTTCGTTTGCATTCACACCTACAGGGAAATCTACGCCGGCAGTAAATGAATAAGTCGACGAGGTGATAAATACAAAATCGTCGCCCGAAACATCTGAGTTATTAGTGATAGTTATGCTGGCGTAGGAGAGCTCTGTTTTTGCATTTGGGTTAAACAGCAAAAGCTGTTTTGGGAGCACGCCTTCCACATAGAATGTTCCGTTGTTTTCGGGGTTGGCCATACCAGAAACAGTAACTTTATCCCCGATGTTGATGTGAGAGAATAGGAGCGAAGATGTGCTGTTTACCGTAAAAAGCACCGTATCGTCATTGTTTTTTACAATTTCTAAAGCCCCTGAATATCCTAAATAAGGATTGTTTATGCTAAAGTTAGGAGACGGGCTAGTATCCCCATGACTTAAACATACCAAAGCGCCTTGTTTTTCAATTTTGAAGTTAGTCCCGTTCATAAGCCCCGTGTTAATTCGTGGGCGACCAAAAAGATCTTGCCTTAGCTGCTTAGTATCTACTTCCAAATACGACTCATTGTTGAGAGTATCGGTAGTAATAGTTATAAGGTTGGTATCCAAGAAAGAGGTGCGTTTTTTTTGCGGTATAGACGCGGTCAGCTTTACTAGTTGTCCTCCAGCCAGTTGTTTGGCCGCAAAAGAGGATACTCTTGTCATGATATACCCGTCTTTCCTGCTGGTAGATGCGACCACAGGGGCTGATACTTTATTTGCGGAACCGCCGCTAATAAACACACTTCCTGCCCCACCTATTTTTTTGGTAGTCAAAGAAAGCGTGGTGTTGTCTTGTGTGTTATTAATGTCTGATACAGAAAAAACACCCGATACCGCAGGATTTTTAATAAATCTATAGACCTGTTCAATCGTTGTTGGGACAAGCCTGACTTCTTCGCCATCATTAAACGCATATCCTACGTCAGATATATAGTTAAGTGGCTTTTTTAATACAAATTGTGGAGACCCAAAGATATTAGATGTGGATATGTAGGCTAGGCCGTCTTGTAAGTACAACGACTCATCGCTAAAATTGGTGTATTCGTAAGTACTTCTAGCGATAACTCCTGACCCTGTTAGTCCGCCGTCATTAACAATGGTAGCCGTTATTAAATCGGTAAGGTTAGCGTCGACATAGTTTTTGATTTCTAAGGCCGTAGTGTTTTGGGCTTGATAAAACTTGAATACCGAAGGAATGACTGTATATACGTTGCTTTCGGATACAGCTTCTCCGTTTTTCCTGACAACAGTAAAGCTGTTTGCGGTAGGAGTAAATCCAGCCAGATCGCTTACTCTAAATGTCCCAGTGTTCTTAGGATGAATAGTTCCGCCGCTAGAAATCGTTACATATTCGCCGCCAGAAAGGCCAGTTAATGCTGGGGCGGTACCTACGCCGTTCCAAGTAAAAGTGACTTGATCTACCCCAGCTACAGGGGTATTTGGTGCGATAGATATGTTCCATCCGGTAGTGCCATCAATGGAGGTGCTTACTAACGCTCCTGATTTTAAGAAAATTTTTACTTTGACGCTGTCCGCAAACTCTACAGTATGCGTAATCGGTGAATTTTCCGTGGTGGGGTAATAATAACCAACGGATATTTTTTCGCCAGCCAATCCCCATGCTTTTGATCTAAATAGCAGCGCATCTTGAGCAGCGCTTTGATTTAGTACCCGTTTTGCCCTCATGTATGCACGAAAGTTAGAAAAGTCAAATGTGTTAAAATAAGTTGTAAGGGGCACGGCAGGCACCACATCGTTATCGTTGGCATTAAAACTGTTAGAGTTTAAGGCTAGTGTCGTATTTGTTTTTATATTTCTAAAAAGGTTGACCTTGTATGTCTTGTTTTGAAAGTCGGAATCATAAATGGATACAAAAAAGTCTTCACTTGATAAATCGAGCGGATAGGCAAGATAAAACCTGTCGTTAAGGCGTATTCTTTTGGTTTGGTAGTTTGGTTTTACGGCTATAGCCCCAGTAGTATAGTTTATATTATCAATAACATTGTTTTTGTAAATGGCCTGCGTGTCTTTTTTGCCATATTGATGTAACATACCTACATAGCCTTCAGGTGGAACGTTCGATAAAACAGACGGTGCCGAATTGACAGTATTGATGGTGCTTAGCGTAGGATTAGCTACCTGCTCGCCAGTAAAAGTCGAGTGAATAAATCGAGGAAAGAAGCCCTCTCTTATGCCTGTCGTTACAAAAGCGGTTAATGATTCGTATGCGCTTGCTTGTAGAACTTTATTGAGCCCAATATTTTCTGCGGCCTGATTAAAGTATGGGATCAACAAGCTTCCGACGGTCTCTTTCGTGTAAGATTCTAAAATAATGCGCTCCTCGTCCTCAACAAAAGCGCGAACGGAGGGAACTTGAGTTTCTATTTCTTGTGCAATTTGATATGCATCTTTTGTGCCAGCCCCAATTTCTACCCGATAAGGCACACTACTTGTTCTTACAAACACGATACCCGATTTGTAGATAACACTAGATTCTGGCACGGCATTTGTAAACTCAGATGCCGTAACTTCTAATTCAAAATAGTCTTGCAATGGGCCGACCGCCAATACACGGCCTTCAAGTCGGTTGTTTGTGTTTAGCTCTTGCGATACATTGATCACATAGTCGCCGGGCATTAAATTTGCAAAAGCATTGCTTACAGAACTAGTATATCTAACGATATTTGCTGTCGGTTTGGATACTGTAAGAAAAGTGTTTGGGGCAAGCCCTGTATTTACGATTTTGGCATACAAATCGTCAACGACAATATAAAATAGCGCAGGACTTAGAAGTGTTGTGGTTCCTCCCGTTATTGCGTCAAACTCTACAAAGGCCGATGTACTTTCTACCCCAGCGGTAAGTTTATCCCCCGAATTAAGCGGTGTTTTGAGCGATATTTGTGCTGTATTCCTACTGATTTTAAAGTCGGCAGCACGTCCTTCGGCACTTAAAGCATTAATATCGAACATTCCTTTAGTTACCAAGGTAGAGCTTGGATCTATTTCAATCGAGGCCCTACTGGATTCCCCTAAATTGGACCTAATAGATATTTGTTCTCCGACAATAGAAGCCGTAACGCCTGTTAATTTATTATTAAAAACATTGACCCAGCTTTCCAAACTATTGGTGGCAGATACGGAGGTGTATGTTCCCTCTGCAATAAAGTCCGCGTTTACTATAGTATAGGTTTTCCAGCCAGTTTTATCGACATTTAATATGAGGGTGTCGCCACCTGTAATAGTGGGGGCCCACTGGGCTTGTTTTTTTGTGATTACTTCAGCGGAAACGCCGTCTTTTGACAATGGCCTTTTGTTTTTGAAAAGTTTAACTGTTTCTATTTTATTTAAAGGCAATCCGACAATTTCTCTTACGTTTCTACCTAAAGACACCTCAACCGCCTGAATATCATCTACCGCATTAGATTTAGATCTAAAAACCACCACTTGCCCATTACTTCTTGTGGTGGCCTCAAAATGTAAAGAAGAGTTTGCGTTTACGGATGCAGCAATTTCGTATCCTGTAGCAGCTCCAGGACTAATAAAATCGCTATCCGAAAAGACGTGTTCTTTTATTGTATTGCCTATTTTTATAGCAATCCTATCACCGCCACGGACATCATAAGGCCCTTTAAAGTTAGCTACAAGCTCTGCTTTTGTAACAGAAGACTGCTTACCCCCCGTTTTTAACTGAAAGTGAGACTCGCCACCCAACGCGCTATCTGTCAAAATTTCATACCCAACACCGGCATTTTTTGTTTCGTACCCAGTACCGTCATCAATGAACAAGTTAGTTTCTTGCTCATTAGACACTATTTCGGCACTTACTACGGTAGATGGTTCGTCCGGTGCTCTAACCCCTAACGATGAATTTTTCACGGCAGTTGCCGTCCCAAGGCCTCTAGAGAGTCTTGCATTCTTAATACGAAGTCGCAATTCTTCTTCGGACTCAGAATCTTTTCCTGAATTTAATGGTGCTGGGTTAAAAACTTTAGCCCCAGGAAATGGAGGGCTTAAAAACTCGTTAATGGATTTGGCTGGCACATTGCCTTTAATGCCCGGTTCTTCGGCAATAATAGGGATATTGTCCACCTGATTTTCACCGTCTAACAGGACGGCATCCTGCTGCGTTCTAAAAATAACATCTGGATTTCCACCAGTGCCTGCGGCTCTTAAAATTGTATTATTCGGGACAATTCTTACGCCACCTTGCGCCAAAACCACAGATTCATTATTGTTGTGGAATCGGGCCGTTGGCATGCTTAAGTTGATTTGCCAATACAGGCCTAAATTTGTTTTTGAAGAATAGGTCAATGGACCTTCTTCGTTGGAGGTTCCCCGTCCTATGTACAAAGATCCGGACGCGGGGAATTGACTAGCGTCATTGACAAAAATAACAGTAGATCCAATGTTTGGCGCTGGGGTTGCGGCGTAAATTTTGGTAGAAACTTTGTCAAAAGAGGTATCTACAATTGTAACGGACCCTGTGGCCGGCGTGGCGGGAATTGGAATTAATCCTTCGTCTGCAGCCAAAACAAATAAGGCATCGCCGCTAGCGCTATCAACTGTTGAATCCCTAAAAATTTGATATGCTTCTGCCGAAGCTTTTGCTGTCGCCAAAGCTACAGTTTCAAAAAACTGAGTAACCAAAGAGCCGGGGTTTAAATCGTTTACCCCGGTTTTGGACATATATTCTGCTAACATTTCGCCAAGTATTTGCTCAAAGGACTTTGGCTGAGGTATTTTCATGCGGTCTCCTACAACTCAACAAAAAGATTATTTACAGGTCATTTATGGCCACGCTGATGGGGACCGACCCTAATCCATTTCTTAATCCTACTATAGCGTTTATTTTCATTTGAGGGCCCCTGAGGTCAATGTCAATTGACTTAATATCGCTATATCGTTCATCAGCGATAATCATGGAATTAAACCTCTTGACTATATCTTCGACAGAAAGCTCTGACAGGTTAACCCCCGGCACTATACCCATACCATAATTCTGATCCACCAACCTACTGCCCTGCGGGCTAATAATCTTAAGTCTCAAAGATTGATATAAGTTTTTTAATCCATAAGACAATTTTATATCGCCAAAATTATCAATGGCTATATCCCCATCGTCCCCCAATGCCCAATCCACTTTAGACACACCGGAGTATTCGTCTAATTTAGCAACTGCGGGTGGAGAGAACACGCTAATTTCGTCACTTGTGTTTTCTGTAGGAATCCATATTGTTTGTGTTGAATTGGTGGTGTGAGGCAAAAATGCATGCAATTTTGCATCGTGAACAGTTTGGAAAATGTCAAGATTGTCTAAGCCATCTACGGTTATTAAATAATCCGTATCGCTTAATTTGTCGATAGCTATTATTTTCCGTGCCTGTTTAGGGACGGTTGTGCTTTGTAAAAAAATCGTTTGTCCAACATATAAATTAGAGGCGTCAGACACGTTAAATCTTCGCCCGCTGCCGTTTGATAAAAATGGTCTAAAAAACCCCTCTTCATCAATATATGGACTGTTTAAACTGTTTAGTGTGGCTATTTCTACCCAACGAGTATAATCATTTAGATATTTTTGAGCAATTTGTTCAATAGTTAGGCCGTATGGAACCGGCACCTTAATTGCTAAGGTTTCTTTAGTGGAACCAAATTCATATGGAGTGCCTTCAGTAAGTGCGCTCACTACCTCAAACGCTTTATTGTCGTTTTTGACTATTAACCCACTACTTTTTAGTAGGTAAAGCGAGGTAATGGCTTCATATAAATCGGACAGCAATAGCATTTCGTCGATACTCATTGGTTGCGATCGTTCGCTAGGAGGTGCGGTTTGATAAATTTGCGAAACGGTTTCATGGCCCGCTCCAAAATAGTATGCCAACAAGCTAGCAGTGCCTTCTAGGACTTCAATCCATTCACCAACCGTATCGCTAGTTATGTCCGCCAATTTCTCTAATTCTTCTGCAAAATTGTTTAGCTCGGCTTCAGTTGCGTCGTATTCTTCTAAATCGACCCCATCCAATACTTCGTTTATTTGATGCGGACTTTCAATGTCGCCTGAGCCTTCTTCTTCCTGATTGGTATCGTTTTCTTCCGTTACTTCATTCGTATTTGCGCTGCTACCTTTTTCTGCCAGATTTGTTAGTCCAAATTGCGAAAGCAATGATAAAAAGGCGCTTTGTGCGCCACCTTTGCTAAACAAATTTTCATATTTTTTTAACACATTATTTAGTTCGGGTATGTCGTTTTTGTTGATAAAATTTATGACATTTTCTACACTTGCATATATATCTGCCACGGTAAAGGGAAGTGACAAAGCGCCTTTTACAATAACGATAGCCTGTCTTAGGGCCTCAAAAGGCGCTAAAACATCAGTCCTTACCGCCTTAACTACGTCATATGCTAAGCTAAGCGTCATTCTGGCCCGATTAAGACTTACAAATATTTTTTGCAGATCATTTAGCTCTCTTTGCGTTATTTTGTTCAGCGGGTTTGTGACGCTTTTTGATTTTAGCGCTATTCTTTTGTATGCCTTTAATTGTAAGTTAAAACGGTATTCTAAAGGACTTTCGACGCTTTGATTGTAGGTATATTGAACAGGCGTTACGAGGTAGGCATATCCAAATTTTGGCAGATGAAGCGCTAACTTAAGTTTTTTGTATTCTCCGGACTTAGATTTTTTGATAGCATAATCTTCTAAGAACCGGTCAAGGGACAGAGCGTATTGATAACCAGTTCCTTTATCCTTAACCGGTGTATTATTCGGATTGCTTTGTCCTGTCGATTTACTACCCAACCCAAATGGTAAACTCTGTGTAAATTTGTTAAATTGACTTATTAGTTCTTTAGATCTATTTAATGTATTGCTAAAAAGCGATGATAGTAGTCCAAACGCACTGTTGTTTGCAGCCTCGCTTTTTGCCTTATCAGAATATCCTTTTCGTGCTGGGTTAATACCAAAGGTCCCAGCAAGCTGTATCATCTTAAAATACACACCGGCATGTTCCTCTACGACGCCATTACTAGAAGCTAAAGATTCTATGGCGTATGGGGTTGTGATATTCATTAGTTGAGGGGTTATCGGAAACTCAAAAACAGATTTGTTGTCTCCGCTACCAAAAGAGGCGCGGTACAAATAGGGATATTCGGTTTTTGTAAACTGGACCTCTGCCCCCTTGTTTTCCTGGTCGTATAAAGAATACGATCCATCATCATTTTCTTTTACATACACTAATTGATAGGAAGTAGCTATACGCGCTTTGCTTTCTTGTGGTGATTGAGGTACGGCATCAAAAGAATGTTTTTTTTGAGGGCTAAAAACCTTATTTTTATTGTCATTCTTTTGAATAAGTTGACTTTTTGCGGCGTTAACGGATTTGTTGATTAGATCCTTACCTATCGGCATGATACACCCCTATATTGTAAAGATTATAGGGGAAACTAAATAACCTTGTATATTCTAGCCATCTCTGCCGGCAAATATGTGGGTGGTATATCAATACTTAATCTTAACCGGCTATTTGGCTCAATTGCAGTTATTTTGGCAAATAATTCGTCTTGTGAATTTGATACTAGATATACACTGTCCCCTACCGAAAATCCACTTGAATCTTTAACAACCACAGCGTTGGTGCCGTTTGATGGGGCGGTTAATGGGCTAACTCTTAATAATGTAGAGTAGGTATTTTTGTTGTTTAGCGCGGCTGAAATCAGTCCGTCCTGTGCGCTTAAGGCGGTATCGGCTCCTTTTACCTTAAAAAGACTGCCGCCTAGCCTGTTTAACCTCAATAACAAAAATTGATACCTTTTTCCGTAAAAACCAGTAGAAGAGGTTAGCTCGCCCGTATTTATGTCCTGGGTTAAGTTACCCAGATATCCGTTGATTTGACTAACCCTAGTTGCGCTTAAAAAGGTAAGACGGTTGTTAAGGGCGTTTTGTAAGGCAGTTAAAGGACCTGATTGTAGTTTTGTGTTGCCTAAAAGAGCTGGGTTATATGAGTTAAACCCAGCACATGTCGTTTGCCCGTGTGACGTGTTAAAGTTTGGATAGGACATCCAGGTATTGAGCTGTGCCAAGAAATTGTTAGCATCCGCTACCGCTGCAGATGCTTGCGCTGCCCTAGTCGGGTCTGTATCGCCCGTGTGTATAGCAGGTATAGTAGCGTTGACATAAGACTGTAAGTGCGTGATTTTACTAACTAAATCAGAAAGATAGGTATGCATTGTGGGGTATGTCACAATGTTTTCTACAGGACCTGGCAAAACAACGCAGTGCTGTCCAGTTACACGCTTAATAAGCGTTTCTGAGGTTATACCAGAAATAACCGAAAGGGCTTCGTTTATTTTGGGTATTTCTGCGTTTGTATCAGTTGCTGGATATGTTTCTAACAGCTGCTTTCCTATCAACACGTTTAAGGCAAATGGCTTTGTATGTATCCACACTTTTTTAGGCAAAATAGACGGAGGTGTGTTGTTTTGGTCATTAGGGAAAAGCAGATTTCCTGTGTTTAAAGATGCTGCGTCTTGTATAATTGACTCGGTTAGACTTGTCCTAAAAATTCCTGTATATCTACCTAATTCGTTGTGGTAGATATCTATTAGGGCATTGACAGGATCCATTAAGGATTTATTAGCATTATCCACAACAACGTCCTGTTGTTTTTGCTGTATAATAGATTCTTTAGATTTTTGAATAGCGGCTATTTCAAGGTCCGCCATAATGATTTTTTGCGAAAAAAGGATTCTTTCTGCTTTTTGCATATCAATGATATTTCCAGGGAACTAAATAAAACTGAAAAAGCTCTTTCACGGTTTCGCCAATAACCTCTTCTTTGTATCCCATAATTTCTAGTCTTTTGACGGTAGACGGAATTTTTTGTGCATATTCTGTAATATAAGCCTCTCCCTCTAGTTTATCTACCCACGGCTTGATTTCGTCAGGAGCCTGCATTCGTCCTCCCAAAACAAGATAATACTTACCTTCTTCCCACTTTATCAGGTCATCAAGGTCTTTTTGAGAACGTATCACCGCGATATCTTTTGTTTTCATATGTATCATTTTATTCCATTTTTGCGCTTTTGTCAAGTTACGTAATAAAAACCTTAGGAGAAAACGGACCTATAGCTTGACTCATGACAGGTGCGCCCTGGTTTCCAGTACCAACAAACATGGTTTGCTGGGTGACCGCAGGAGACCCTCCTTGTCCACCTAGATATACCATACCATCAAGCACTATTTGAGAACCTTTAATGTTAACGGCACTATCACCTTTTATTTCTATTTTGGATCCGCCAATTTCAACCCCGCTTTCTCCTTTCATGCTAATCTTTTGGGCTTTTAACGAAGAATTTCCGCTAGCTTCTAGTATAAGATCTTGCTTTGCCTTTTGGGTAATCGCCTTTTCGGCATTTATTGTTAAAGCGTCTTTTGTGTTGTAAGTTATTGATTTTTCTGTATTTATTTCTGTTTTTTCTTTATTTTTTAGGCTGAATGTTCCATTTTTGGCAATTATCAATTCGGCGTTTTTATGCTTAAGTGTAAAACCACCCTCGGCGTCTATCGCGAGAATGGTATCCCCTAAGTCTTTGTTTTCTGGCGATCCATCATTCTTGGTTTTGCCTATAAATTTTGCTTCCAAACTGCCATCGTCTTTAATATGAAAGCTAATGCCGTTAAAACTAAACAGCAACTCGTGCTTATTTGCCTCATGTTTTAATTTTCTGTCGGGATGCCCCAAAGAACCAACGATAACCCCACGATTTGACATACCGTCAATGAACAATACCAGCACAACAGCTCCATCTTGTTCTGCAGACGATATACCGGCCGTCTTTTTTTGATTTTTCACTTCTTTTTGAGCTCTATACGAACAAAAGGCAAAATCGGCTAACGAACCAAAACTTTCTGCGGCTACTAGGTTTTTGTACAACACAGGCGTCATTCCACCATGGATGTTTTGTTCTAGCACAACCACGTCATATTCTATAAACTTTTTGGATACACTTTCTTTTTGGTTGGGATAAATTATTTTTTTAACAATCCCTATTCGAAGTTTGTTGTTTTCGTTTATACGCTCTATTTGATCGAGGGATTTTTCCTGAGGCATTAAAAAGCTAGGCAAAACAGTGTTGCTCATTATTTACCCCTAATTTTGTTTTTTATACGATCTAACCCGCCTTCTTCTGTCATTTGTTTGGACATTTCAGATACCGTGTCGTTATTTATATCTATTGGATTAAAGTTTACGGCCGGCAAAGTCGGCGATATTTGCTTTTCTTTTTCTATAGTGGTGTTTCTTAAACGTGAAAATTTTACACCCGAACCGCTCGCATCTGCCTTAACTCCATACGACAAACCAAGGGTAGTCATAAAACTTGTGTTGCCATTTCCGGGATTAACACTAAAAGAATGCCTTACGGACTCAATATGAAAAAGAGTGTCATTTAACATAAAGTTGTCGCCTATAGTTATTGCCTCTTGAACACCTAGCATTTGAACGGTTCCGTTTAGTTTTAAATGTCCGTTTAGCATCACATCGGCCAGTATTTCTGTAAATGTTTTGGCGTATAGTTCTTTTTTTTCTTTCAAAATATCATCATGCCGCGTCACAATAATCGCGGACCTTAGACCGTGCCGCTGAATATCGTGCACATCCGATTTGAAGTTTTTGCTGGCCACTTGATAGTTCATATGCATTGTGTTTACTTCTGGCGGCGCTGCTGGGGCGCTAGAAAACACGCTGACGTAGTTAATATGGTGACTATCATCCCTTCCTATATTATATGACATAATTAGAGAGTCGTGTACGGACCAGACAGGAAGCTCGTGGAAATATGTTACGGGTGTTTTTATTTTGATTTTTGCCGAGCTATAAGGTATTTGTCGGTAGAACACCCACGGCATAATAACGCCGTTATTATCTTTTCTAAAACTTGCAAACAATTCATCGACAGGGGCGTTTTCAAATCCTTTCAAAATACTCCATATTGGCACCTGATCCCAAAACTGTGGCAAATACACCGTAACGGATAAATTTGGGGCCTTTATTTTGGGTTCATAGCTATCATAGCCGTGCACGCCTGTTTTGAGCAAATAAAGGTCTTTTAATTGACCATTTGCTGCCGTTTTAACTCCCATTAAAGACAATAATGTAGGTGGGGCGACAAAAACCGTGTTTGGAGTGTCTGGTAGCTTTTTGTCGGTTTTATACGGCCCTCCTCTACCTAAAAAAGAAGACCATAAAAACTGAATAATAAAGTCGTTTTTCTGCCCATCTAATTTGGTCTGGGACAATAGGTCCGAAAACGTTTGTGCAAAACGCGACATATAGACTATAACATCATTTTTTTCATTTTCAAACACCAAAAACGGGTTGTAGTAGATAACGCTGTTAAGCTCTTTAAAAGCATAACCACTAATGCTATATGTTAAAAGTTTAGCCCCGGTTTCGTGCATTATTTGATAGTTTTGCCTTACCGACTCAATTTTAAAGACCCCCTTAAATCCATATTTTTCTAGATTTATAGGCTTAAGATCTAAAACATCTTTTTCTATCAAATTCAGTACGGATTTGTCGTTTACAATATGTATTAGGCAATAATCGCCGGGAAGTACGGTAGATAATATATGCTCTTGTGTTGGCAAAAGCACTGCCTCAAATGGATGAAACGGCGATGATTTTGAGTAGGATACGTTTAGGGAAATAATTCCGCTTTTGATAAATGTAATGCCAGACTTATTTCGCTCGTCAATTGTGACGCCATCGTTCATTGAGGTAGATACGCGCACAATAGTTAAGGCCGCTCCGGGATTTTTTGATTGAATATAAAAATTGCCGTTTTCAGGGCCTATTCGCTGCGTCCTACTCATATATTTACCTATTTAGTCCTTGGTGTTAAATTCAGAGGACTACCAGTCATGTTTGGGGTCACCATACTGCCAAGGTCGGGAGTGAACACGCCGGTGTTAGTTCGTCTTTCCCCAGCCTCTTTTCTGGCCTCTTCGATTCTTAATATCGCACTCTCTATAGCCTTAGAGAATTTATCAACCGTGTCGGCCGATGCTTTTAGACTTTCGCCAAACCTATCAAAATTGCTTTTCATCACCTCAGACATTTTAGCTTGAGTTGCTAAAATAGTATCGCCACCGGTAGGCATACCTTTTGTCTTGTCCGCATCCAATGCCGACTGTACCATATCTTTTTTCTGCTCTTCCGTCGGCATAATTGTTGTTTTTTTGCGATATTCTGGGTCCTGCATTCTCTTAAGCTCTCGCACATATTGGTATGTAGACTGGCTATCCTTGAGGGCTTCTATAGCACCTCGATCCCCAATGGCAATACCGCCAGCCATTATAGTAGAAAGGTATTGTTTTTGCTTTCGGAACTCTTCATCACTCATGCCTTTAGGGCGTTTTCCTAATATGATTTCTGGATTTATATTTTTTATTGCCGTATCGACCGCACTAAATCCAGTATATTGCTTTCTTTTAGATTCTATAAGCCGCTCTTTTTGTTCCGGAGTCAAATACATGTCGGCTTTACCGGCCTCTAATTCTTCAATGGTAAACCTATCGACAATGCTTAGGGTTTGAAAGCCTAAATTTTTAAGAACTGGATCCTTCATATATCCAGCTAGTCGCAACACTTGGCTAGCACCACCAGCTACCGTTTGTTGCTGCATCCCAGTGTTTACATTTGCAGCCGTATCAATACTGCGTTTAGTAATTTGGCCTTCAATGGCAGCCATATCTGACAGCCGGTTAGATACTGCCTGAATTGCCTCTGGCGTATATGCCCCCACTCGGTTAATCATTTGAGACAACACCTCGCTGTACCTATTAAACTCTTGTCGGTATTCGGACTTATCTAGTCCCATTTTGAAAGCGCTAGCTAAAAACTCTTTCATTGCATTTTCTGTTTTGCTAAAATCGCCTCCCATCATGTACGACAAGTTCCCATATACTTGGGATGCATTTAGCATACCTACGTTTCTTTGTAGTAAATTGGCGTTTAGAGCAAACAGCCTTGAGCCTTGTGTAGAACCGCCATATTGTGCAATTTCCATCATTGCTTGCCTGTTTTGTGAGTCTAAAAATCCACGCTGATTAGCTCCTCGCAAATAATTCATCATGTCTGAGTCGGCTATTCCAAGAGCTCTTTGAACGGGTAGGTTTTCTAATTGGTACTGCTGATACTGTTGTATAGTGTATTGATAAAAAGGGTCCGATGCTTTTAGCGCCTCATATGCGGATTGCCTTTTTTGCATTTCTTCGGCTCTTTTTTGCGCATCGTAAACCTCGCCGTATGTTCCTATGCCTAAAGGGCCTAAAATTTTTTGTCTATTGTATAGAGCAGCGCCACTCGCCCCTAAAATACCGCCAAAAACTGCACCGGGAAGATTTCCTACCAATCCACCAGAAGCAATACCGCCACCAAGCCCTAATAATATGCCGCCAACGCCAGACATCAGGTCAGTAAAACGGCTAGACTCTACCTCTTTTTGCGCCATTCTACTCGCTCTTTCCAAAATACCCATGTTTAGCATTTCTTGATAGGCATTACCTGATAAAGCCGATAATGCAGGTGTTGCTTGGGCAGTTCTGGCAGTTCCTATTGCAGATACTATTTCTCTAGGGGCTTGTTCAAAATCCTGTTTAATTTGCGCTCCGGTGATTAGGGAAGTCCCAGCAAACCCAGCAAGCCCGCCAAAAAACGAAGCGGGATTGTATCGCATCATATCGTAAAGTCCGCCGCCTATTCCGCCCAAAAAACCGCCAAATCCCCCTAAGCGACCACCGCCACCGGCCATAGCGGCCTGTGCAGATTCTATGCCTCTTCCTAATAACGTACTCCAAGAGGCACCCCTACCATACCCAGCCCTACGAGAAGCGCTCTGCAGACCGATAATTTCCGCTTCTTTTTGGGCCAAACGTTCTTGTTCTCTGGCTATTGAACGAGTGGTTTTTAGGTATTCTTCGCTGGATTCGTTTAGTTTCTTTTTGAGTTCTACTAAAGATAGTAAGCTTTTTCTAATAGATTCAAGTTCTTTTAGCTCCTCTTTAATAGAAGAAACTATTTTGGTTCTCTGTTCTAGCTCTTCTTTAATGATTTGCCGGTTTGTTTTGTCCGCCCCATAAGAAGCTGATTCTCTACCAAAAAATGGATCTCTAAATAATGGGACAGTTTGTCCCAAAGAACGCACAGCCTGCATCCCTTGAATATCCATTCTTCCGGCAAAACGATTCTGTAAATAGTTGAGATCATTAGTCATTTTGCGAATAGCTTCATCAAATTGTTTCGTGTCTATTAAAGTGGTGAAGCGTATTGATTTGTTATTATCCATGATAGTCTCCAAAAAACCATATATCGCTATACGGCCTAGCCAAAAGATTATACGGGATGCGTTTTGTGGTTGATTTCTAGACTGACTTGTTGTATAATGACTATTATGAGAAGTGTTAGAAAGATATATAGAGATCGTATTGAAACTGTGTTATTGCCTAGTCCGTATGTAAGGCCGTATATTGAAACGGTACGGTCTGAAGAAGGCGGTGTATTAAAGGACGAAATGGTCTTGCTAAAAACTTTAGAGCTTATCATGTATGATGATTTAATGTCACTATACGATTTGGTTTCAAAAAAAGAAAAAAAATATCAGGACGTGTTTTTAGCTAACAAACAAGCCAGAGAATTAATTGTTTTTGCTTATAGCAACGACATGGAGGAGTTGGCCCTGCATGTCTTATATATTATGCGCAAATTTAACGAAAGCGCATTTGTTAATTTTGTGTTAAACTCGGTAGATACGGACTCCGTGTTTGCGG